CAGGTTATGACTGGAATTTCCATAACACAGGTAATACCAACGGTTATGGTGCGTGGACACGGGCAAACGCGATAAGTACCTATACCACCGATCCTTCTACTCTAACCTATGAGACGATCACCAGCGCGTCTAACGGAAAGTGGAGTCGGGGAACTTCAACAGGCTCTACTTATACAGGAGCATACGATGGAACATACGGGGTAAGCTATATGTCAGGCGGCGGTGGCTCATTTATTACAGGCACTCGCTCTCAAACCTCTAACACCTATTACCTCTATACCGAAACATCTGGTAGTGGGTGGACAATAGGGACTAGCACGTTATGGCTTAAAAGTCCCGCAATGACTCTTACTAACGGAGATAGACTTCGGATGTCTTACCACGCTCATGGGGGTACTAATTCCAGTAATGGGCTAGGTGTTCGCGGAGATGACGTTCTCTACTTTCGATTCAAATGAGTACCCCGGCCAACACAGACCTCATACTGGTCGAAAGGAGTAACACACTCTACAAGGAGACCAAGGCCAATTATGATACCGCTACAGGTGGGGGCGGTGGCGGTGGCGGTGGAGGGGGTGGAGGGGGTGGCAGTAGTAACGGTATAGTTATTAAAGTCTTTTGGTGTCAAAACCCCAACGGATATCACGCCTCTGGGCGGCATAGATATGGTTCAGGAGGGACTATGTACTCCCTTCGGTCTGACTCAAGTGGGTGCTACACAAGATCGTCATCGGGCAGCCAGAATTCCGGCCCCTCCCATAGGCCAAATACAAAGATCAAGGTGGATGGCACTTGGTATACGCTAGAAAGTGGAACTGGTATCGGCGGCTCCTCTCAGGTTGGCCCTATGAATATGTACTATAAAAGAAGTATTCTCTCTTGGTGCTTCACCTCTGCTGAGATGGATACTGCTACAGGTGCAACCAGCGGGTCGATCCAAGGGATTTCACTTCAGAGCTACGCCGCTCCGTCAGGTAGCTATAACACTTTCCCTAGTTTTGGAATATCTTTAATGACCCACAATGTGGCTAACACCACTACAAATTACTCCAGCAATACCTTTACCCACAACAACTACTTCAATTCTAGTTATTCCTACTCTACTAGTACGGATGCTTGGAACGATTTTACTTTTACAACCGCCGTATCATGGAGTTAACACAATGGCCTTAAAATCATCATACAAAACACCAGAGGGTCACATCCCTGCTTACTGGAGAATCTCAGACTTACGTTATGTCTACGAGAAGCCTCATGGAAATGAGATGGATGAGGAGGGCAACGTCATAGCTCCCTATGAAATCGCAGAATCTGTCGTTTTCTCTTTGGAAGTCTTCAGTTGGGAGACGAGAGAAAAGTATGATGACGTAGATTGGATGTACGAGGAGGGCGTAGGCTCATACTCAATGGATGTCCCTAGCAGCTATGCCACCACGCTAATCAAAAAAGCTTACGACCACCTCAAGACACTCGCTCTTTTCAAAGATGCTGAGGACTGTTAATCTCATGGCTGGTGGAACTCCCGAAGGAACTTATCGAACAAGGGATCGCAGTAGTCGCTCTACTGGGAGTTTCCTACTATGTTATTCGACTTACTAACTTCTTATTCACAAACCTAACAGGGTCATTAGATGAGCATAAAGAGATTACAATCAAACTTATTGACGGTCTCAACGGCGTCCGAGGAGAGATTAACAACCTCAAAATTGAACTGGCTGAACTCAAAGAACAACACAGGAATTACCATGATCTTTTTATTATCTCTGATCGTCACATCCCAAGGGTGCAAGAGCCTGTCGAACGTGGAAAGCGTAGACCTCGATCTGGGGGGTCTTGAGGTGGAGTTTTATGAACCGCCGCCAATCACTATAGTGACAAATATTATTAAGATTCCTTATCCGAGGTTAATGCAAAGAGATTGACACCCTCAAGAACTCACGTTAAGTTACCTACGCCGAAGGGCATAATAAGATGAACAATCCAGTAAACGACCAAGACGCACAGACCGCTATGGCGTGTCTGAATACATTGTTTAAAGCGGCGATGGCCGCTCAACCTTCTGGCCTAGTTCCAGAGGCAGCAAAGGTGCAGGCAGAAAAGATTAACGAAGATGGACAGACTTTAGCTGATTTTATCAATAAAGTCACAGAACCCTCCGTTTCCGAGAACTTCTCTGAGCCTGAAGTAGTTACGGATGACCCACCAAAACCCGCTGCTAAAAGATCAAAATGATTGGTGCTAGACACGGTAAAAATCGTAGGAGTAAATGGGTCAGTATTGGGCGTAGCATGGTTAACAGATGTAGAGGTAATCCTTAAGATTACTCTGCTACTTGCGACAATTCTTTGGACGATTCTAAAGATCATGCAGGAATACAGAAGATGGCGCAATGGCTGACAAGGCCCAACTAAAGATCAAAAAGAAAAGAACTCCCTATCTTACAGGGAAGGAGTTTCGGGCGCGTCAAAAGAAGGCCAAGGATGCCGAACACAGGGGTTACAAGGAGTTTGGAGAGTGGCAAGAAAAGTCTGAGAAAGCCTACAGAGACTTAAGTTATCCCAAAAAGGTTAAAACAGATGAGCAACGTCAGGACTATGACATAAAACACATGACGCCCAAAAGGGGAGACTTTGAGAGCCATCTCAGGATTTACAAAAACAAGATGAAACCCCCACAACGCAGGGGTACATGGCATACGGCATGACTGACGAATATGAAAGCAAGACTACGTGGGTAACTGAGATGCCTGAGAAATCTAAAGAAGAGAAGCTGGGAAACCTTCACGATTTAGTTTGTGATGAGCTTGTTGGTAGGATTTCCAGCGGTGAAGCCACCTCAACTGACCTTAATGTAGCCCGTCAGATGCTCAAGGATAACGGAATCACAGCGACTCCTGTGGTTGACACTCCTCTCAACGCCTTATCCAATGCCCTGCCTTTTCCTTCTTCTGAAGGCCTTTCTAAAGCAGGGGAGGGTCAGTAGACCTTCTGACATTAAAAAGGCCGTGAGCGGCCCCTAGAGGCTCCACAATGGCCCAACAGATACCAAAAGAGCTACAAGACTTTAGGAACTTCCTGTACCTAACGTGGAAACACCTAGGGCTACCTGATCCGACTCCCACTCAGTATGACATTGCTGGGTACGTTCAGTATGGGCCTAAACGCTGCTGCATTCAGGCTTTTCGGGGTGTAGGGAAGTCTTGGATTACCTCAGCTTATGTGATCCACCAGCTTTTGCTCAACCCTAGTCTTAATATCCTAGTGGTATCCGCTTCGAAAACACGTTCTGATGACTTCTCGACGTTCACTCTGAGGCTAATCAACGAGATGCCCATCCTTCAGCATCTCGCTCCTCGTGAAGACCAGAGAAGCTCTAAGATAAGCTTTGACGTAGGGCCAGCACCAGCAGCCCATGCACCCTCTGTGAAATCCGTAGGGATAACGGGGCAGCTAACCGGGAGCCGTGCAGACCTCATAGTGGCTGATGACGTTGAATCCCTGAATAACTCTCTCACTCAGATGATGAGAGACAAGATTACGGAGACTGTGAAGGAGTTTGACGCTGTGTTGAAGCCCGATGGCCGCATCGTTTACCTAGGGACTCCCCAAACGGAGATGTCGATCTACAACGTCCTGCCTGAGAGGGGGTATGAGATCAAAGTGTGGCCTGCTAGGATACCCACAGAGAAAACGCGACACTCCTATGGAGACCGCTTAGCTCCTTACATCGTTGATTTATGTGAAAAGAAAGACATTGGGGAGCCTGTAGACTCCGACAGGTTCGATGATATAGACCTGAGAGAACGCGAGGCCAGCTATGGGAAATCAGGCTTTGCACTCCAGTATATGCTGGATACCTCCCTCTCTGATATGGGTCGCTATCCCCTACGCTGCGCTGACCTCATCGTTCATCCTCTGGATAACGAACAGGTCTCCTCTAAGCTGGTATGGGCTTCCTCACCAGAATTGGAGTGGAAGGAGTGTCCTTGCCCCGGTTTAGCTGGGGATCGCTTCTACCGTCCTATGGAGATCGCTCCAGATCACCAGAAATACTCAGGGTCAGTCATGGCGATTGACCCTGCAGGCATGGGTAAGGACGAGACAGCCTATGCTGTAGTCAAGATACTCAACTCTCAGCTATTCCTAACGGCTTCTGGGGGCTTCCTAGGGGGCTACACACCAGACACTCTCAAGGCTCTCGCTAAGGTAGCCAGAGACAACAAGGTGAATTACATCATCGTTGAGTCTAACTTCGGGGATGGAATGTTCTCTTCTCTCCTAAAACCCGTCTTAGCAGAGGACGTAGGGTATCCCTGCACTATCGAAGAGGTGCGACACTCCATTCAGAAGGAAAGACGCATTATAGATACTTTAGAACCCGTTATGAATAGCCATAAGCTTATTATTAGTAAGAGTGTGGTAGAGAATGACTTTAGTGGTCTCAATAGATACCACAAGGATGAACATAGGGATGCCTTTAAGAACCTCACGGGGGATAATACATTATACCAACTGTTCTACCAGATGTCAAGACTTACTTTTGACAAGGGTAGTCTTCGCCATGATGACCGCTTGGATGCCCTATCGATGGCTGTCGCCTACTGGGTGGAACGCATGGAGCTTCATACCGACAAAGCTGTGGCTGAATACAAGGATGAGCAGATAGAGAAGGCTTTAGAGTCCTTCACAGAGAGCTACAACTCCCTATGGAATAAGAATGTTGTACCTGACACATGGATGTCCCGCTAGTTCCTAGGGAGCCTATGTGGTTGTTTTAGGTACAAAAATGTGAGCGAGTACCTCGTTTCAAGCCAACGAAGAGTCCCCCCGTGTGGCGCGTACCACTCGGTTCCACTTGAATCCACATGATATCCTACAGATATCATTTGTATTCCTTTTTGTTTGCATCTGTAAGATGCCACAAAATGAAACATAGTGGTACTCTCCAA